AAATACTTAGATGATTCTGAGTTCTTTCATTATCTAGAGGAGGTACTTAAGCTACAGCGCATTTATGGTGGCGCTGCTTTATTCCTAGTCTGTGATGACGGGATGGATGTCCAGCAACCGTTGGATCCAACCCGCGTCCGCGAAATTACAGATATTGTCCCGCTATCAAAACGTGAGATTAAGCCGCACGACTACAACTATCTGAACTACAGAAATCCTGAGCTGTATCGGATTTCTACATCGAAGTCAGTTCATAATCATAACGACCTGCAGTTCATGCTGGTCCATAGCAGTCGTGTTTTGCGGTTTGACGGGCTGTATTTGCCGTGGAAGCAGCGACTCAATAACGACGGGTGGGGTCTTTCATTTTTGCAACCGTTCTTTGAGCCGTACAAGCGTTATCGGGGAGCTTGTGATGGGCTTTCAACGATGTTGAACGAGATGGATTTGTTCGTCCATAAGATCCCCGGGCTTGCCAATAAGATCGCAGCGGGCAAGGAAGCCGCGTTGAAACAGAGGCTTGAAGCCAACGCACTTAGTCGAGGTGTGTATGGAGGTATGGCCTTGGATACGGAGGAGGAGGTGTCTTTTGCAGCGCGAAGTCTCGGAGGGGCGCAGGACATCTTCGACCGTCTGTTGGACGACCTAGTTGCGGCAGCGGATATGCCGAAGCCACTGCTATTCGGAACCAGTCCAGCCGGTGGATTGAGTGAAAGCGGAAAGTACGAAGACAAGGTGTGGGCTTCAACGGTGGAGAGGTATCAAATCCACAGCATGAAGCGAGCGCTCACCCGTTACTTCTCTCTGGTGTTCCAGATGAAGAGCGGACCAACAGGAGGTCAATTACCCGGTGAATGGACCGTTTATTTCCCTCCGTACTTTGCTCTTTCTGATGGTGATAGGGCCAATCTGCGGCAACAGGTTGCGTTGACTGATCAGATCTATATGAATGCAGGGGTATTAACCCCAATGGAGATCCGCGCCAGCCGGTTCGGAGGTACTGAGTACAGCATCGATACGGTCCTACACCAAGAGGAAGAGGACCGTCTGATTGCTAGGCGTGAGTTACAGCACGAAGCAGCCTTACAGGGCTTTGAAGGTCAACGTGAGCGGCTTGCCAATGGCAGTGGTGATCCTGTGAAGGAAGAGACGGACTTTGAACCAACCGGTTTCAACGCCGATGGTGAGTTCCTTCAGATGAATGGTTTAACGATGGCTGCGGGTGTTTCAAATGGCATCTACAGGGTTGGCGAGGTTTTGCACCCTGATGGCCAACGAAACGATGAAGAACCGGTGGTGTTGATCGGGCGACGTCTTGAGGACCCGAAGATCTACAGGGGTTATTTGAAGCGTGAGGACGAGACGATTGAGCCCGGGCCTCTTCTGATGGGTTTCTACTCGTCTCGGTCTGCTAGCCGCGCCCTAAAGGATTTCGCCCATGCGGATAAGGTCAGTGGGTTGGAGCGTATTGATTCCGCAGATATTGAGCATCTAAAGGACACCTATGAATATGATGTCGAGATTGAGTATGCGGGCCATACATTCCCTGGGTACAACCGACCCATCCGTACCCCTAAGCACCCTGAAAAAAGTCATGCAGTGCTGGCTAAGGAGGGGGATCAAGTAAAGCTGATTCGCTTTGGTCAGCAGGGTGTGAAAGGCAGTCCACCGAGGGAGGGTGAATCGGAGGCTGATCGTAGGCGGAGGGCTTCATTCAAAGCCCGGCATGCGAAGAACATTGCTAAAGGCAAGATGAGTGCAGCTTATTGGGCAGCCCGTGAGAAGTGGTGATGGAGGAATTTTTAGAAGAATATAATGAGGAGTTGCGTGACCGCGAGGATGAGATCATTGCGGCAATCGTTGCGGCACTGAGTTTATCTTTCAATCGTCTTCTTCAGCGTATTTACGATCAGTCACAAAGCGGTCAATTTCTGAATTTATCGATAGAGGCCGAGATTCGGGATTTAATTGAACCTTTGATTCCTGACCAGTCTGATGATTACCTGGAGCTTTTTGAGGATTTGCTTCGTGACTCGACAGCACAAGGTCTGGATTCAGCAGCAAAGCTAGTAGAACCTGTAGTTGATTCGCCTGTCTCCGTATCGATACAAGCTGCAGCAGTTGCAGCAGCAGCGATACGAGCAAGAGGCTACCTAGAGCGGCATGGGCGGACATTGGCATCGGAAGTTGCTGGTAGTATCTCTCAAGGCTTAGTGACCCCGACTTCAGTCGCTGAGATGAAGCGGGCATTCAATTCACGACTAAATGTCGTTAAGTCAAGAGCGGCGGTCATTGTAAGGACTGAGTCATTCCGTTCATTTAACGAGGCTAGCCGAGCGTATTTTTCTCAGAACGGTATTAAGCTCGTTATTTACTATGCGACTGTGGATGATAGGACTTGTCCTTATTGTGCGGCACAAGCGGGTCGTGTATTTAAGGTAAATGCTATTCGAGTACCGCGACATCCGAACTGCCGGTGTATTTTGGTTCCTTATTTGTCTAACGAATTTGGACGGAATCGTGAGTATGACGCATTCCGCAGAAGTCACCGTAATGCGGTTCATCGCTATGCTAGATCCAGGGGCATCGAATTAGATGATGGCCCTGCTTACTTTGAGCAATCTCAGCCCCTCCCAGTAAGGAAAGATGCAACAAACTAATTCCGATATGCACGGTTATATGTATAAGACCGAAGACGACGCTAAGAAAGCTGCCGTACAGCTGGGTCTCAAAGATGTTCATACCCATAAAGGGGAGGACGGCAGTCTTATCTACATGCCAGGCGCTACTCATGACGAATTCATGAAAGCCGTCGAGGCTAAGGGTGATGGCCATAAGAAGAAGAAAACCCGTTATCAGTCAGCCCGTGACGCGATGTATAAGAAGCGTCTGAAGGATATGGGGCGCTACAAGTATTCCTCTGCTGATAGCGAGGATGTAGAGGAGGTTGCTGTTGCAGCTGAGGAAGCAGAGCCAGCTGAGGTCCCAGCAGTAAAGAGTCCTTATGCGGCAGGTTTCGACAGCACCGACACGATGGTGGGTCGTTTGTTTGATGATGTGCTGTGAGTAAGTTCCGTGACAAGGCTTTGCATAGCAAGGCAGTTGCGGCAGCAAAGCGCAAATTCAAGGTATGGCCGAGCGCTTATGCTTCCGGCTATGTCGTCCAGCAATACAAGCGACTGTATAAGGAAAAGCACGGATCACTAGCCGGTGCCTTCCGTGATGACGATCTAGGCAAGTGGTTTAAGGAAGAGTGGGTTCGTATAGGTTCTACGGGCAAGATCGCGGGACCATGCGGCGGCCGTTCATCCAAGGAAGGCAAGCCAAAGTGTTTACCGAAAGCGCGAGCGCAAGCGTTGACTGCAGCCCAGCGAAAGCGTCTTGTAGCTCGTAAGCGTAGTAAGGATCCTAATCCAAACCGACGTGGAAAAGCGATTATGACTAGCAGTAAGACTTCTAAGGACGTGGAAAAGCTGACACGGATGCTTAAGAAAAAGCCGGGTCAAAATGCAAAGATTCGGGAGCGATTGGCCAAGCTGATGGACAGCTATAAGCGCCGAAACGGCAACTGAACTTCTGCGTTACAACGGAGCAGCAAGCACGGATTTAGTGTCAGCACTGGATTCTAATTTCACGGGAGCGCGTGGTGAGCAGATGTTTGCTGACCATTTTATCTCTGAAAGAAAATTCATTGCTCGCCCAGTCCATGATCTCTGGGGCTCTGACTACTGTGTGGAATGGGGCGGCGAGCTGCATAAGGTCAATGTGAAGACAATGTCTCGCCGTAAACAGGCCCCGGATTACTACATCGTTGGTCTTCATAAAAGTAATCTATCTTCAGGTATTCGGGTTTACACGGAAGATCAGATCACCTACTTCGGTGTGGTTAATCTTGACGAATCACGGATATGGATGATTCCACTATCAAGTGTGCGCGGCCGTAAGGGTATCGGATATAAAGGAATTGGATTTCAGCGTCGGCAAAAGGTCCGAAGTGACGCTTTTGACTGGGAGCGTTACCGCATCAAATAGCTGATATTCGTCGAATAAGTAGTTATCACATAAAATTAGTTAGTATCAAAGTATGGGACAAGTTTCTCGCTACGATTATGGTCAGTTGACCAAGTCGGAAACAACCGACGAAGGTTATCTGCGTGTTTGGTGTAAGGCTGCCCGAGTGGGCACCCAACTTTATACCCGAGGAGATGGTTCACAAGTTCGTGAATATCGCCCTGAGGACGAAGTAGCCAACCCCGAGTCACTAGCTTCATTCGGGATGAAAGCTGTAACTTTGGGTCATCCCAAAGTTCTTCTGGATACCGAAACCACGAAGTTACATCAGGTCGGGCATGCGGGTTCACACATCCGCTATTCCGATGGATTTGTAGAAGTTGCCCTTCTTATCACAGATCAGAAGGCGATTGAGGCGATCCAACGCGGAGATGCTCAGGAAGTAAGCGCGGGTTACCGCGTCGATTACGACCCTACCCCTGGTATTAGTCCCACAGGCGAATCATACGACGGCGTCCAACGAAACATTCGCATTAACCATATTGCGCTTGTGGAGAAAGGACGTGCCGGTCGAAATGTTCGTCTACTTCTCGATTCATGTGACCGTCTCGACGCGGTCGCTGATTTTGAACTCCCGTCGAATTCGCCCGTTATTTCCATGGCACGAATTACTCTCGACGGTTTGGATCTCGAAATCCCTGCAGACGCTGCTGGTGCTGTCCAATCCTTCGTGAAGGATACGGAGCGTGCCAAGGCGGACCTCCAGCAAAAACTGGATGCAAAGGATGAAGCTATCCAAACTGCAATTACTGAAAAGTCCGAAGCTCAGGACCGCATCGATGCGGCTAATGAGCGCATTAACGAGCTTGAAAAGCAACTGGCCGAAGCCGTTGCAGCTAATGAGCAACGCGACGATTCTGCTGACATTAAGGAAGCAGTCAATCAGCGCCTTGAAGCTCTGCAAAAATTCGCCCCTATTCTGCCCGAAGACTACAAGTTCGACGGTGAGGACGAAGCGCAACTAATGGCGCTTGCCTACAAGAACGTCTTCGAGAAAGATGTAAGGGAAGATGCAAGCGCTGACTACCTGCTGGGAATCCTGGACGGTGTGCTCGCTGCAATGGAGGACATCGAAGAAGATCAAGAGGAGATCAAATCTGATTCCGAATTCGTTCCTGAAGAGGATGGCTCTAACGTGGCCGAAGTCCGTGCAGCCTTGGCACAAGTCCAAGCTGCTGAGAAGTTCGACGCGCAAGATTCCTACCGTGAGCGACTTGTGAACGGTTGGAAATCAGATCTGTCTGCCCACGCCTGATAGAGGATTCCAATGGCTGTTACTTATTCTGCAACTACTGTCTCTGACCCGAATGGTGCTCAGGGCTCCTACCCCCAAACTCTGACCAAAGGTCATGAGGGAATGGTGGGCGATGCTCAGGCATACGTCTCCCGTTCTTACAGCAACGAAACCGCTGCTGTTGTTCCTTTCGGCCACCTTGTTATTCGTGATGGTTCTGCCGCTGATGACGGTGTGAAGCTGCCTGCTGGCGCTTCTGCTACCGACATCCTTGGTATTGCTACCAGCACTGTTGCTTACG